CTCGTAAACATTCTTCTCTGCAAAGAGAAGAGATACCGCTTCAGCGGTACGAGCGTTAACGGGAATGATTAGCTTATGATATCCATATTCAATAACGTAGTTCATGTCTTCATCTCCACATTCATAAGCGAATTGCTTACAGTCCCGACTATAAACGTTTTGACAGGTTGAGATAGCCATGCAAGCGCGTGGCAGATATGCATAAATGCATAGCTTGCTTGACGCAACGTCAAGCATTGCTAACGTATAGTAAGCACCTTACCATAGGTAAGGTGATAACCATAGGTAAGCAACGCTTACCTAACGTCATTGTCATTACATTGACGTGTCAATGTAATGGCATGTCAATAATCTTACATGTCAATTTATTGACAATACCCATACGAAGTATGGGTAGACCCCCTATTATCATACCCCTACCCCATAAAAAGGAACCCCCCACCTCCCAAAATCTACCAAAATTCCCCACTACTTCTCATTTCTGAAACAACTAACCCCCCACCCCCTTTTTTGGAACCCCCCCCCATACCCAAACAAAAACCGCCAGAGTTTCCCCTGACGGCTTTATGACTTGCCTTCCGATACATCCACGGAAGTTGTAAACTCTATACGTTGTATCTTAACAGTTGTAAACCCCAACAAATAGTGGTAGTAAGTGTGCGGGTTTAACAGGAGAGAAACATGCCTACACCCCCCATGAGTAAAGAGTTGATGGTTGAAACGCTGCGTGTTTTAGCGGCAAACGGGAACAGCCCGACACAGGCGGCGAGATCAATAGGTGTTAATATAAAAACATTCTGGGCTAGGATTGATACAGCGAAGAAACATTTTCCGGATGGCATTCCGGAACATTTTACTCAAGGCCGGTGGACATATCCCCGGATGATTACCAAGGACTTGCCGGGTACACGTTGGATTATTGGTTCTGATTTGCATGTGTGGAGTGGTGATCCAACTTTGATTTACCAAGCCTTTATCAAGGTTGCCAAGTCTCTTAAAGTAGACGGCATTATAATGAATGGGGATGTGATTGACGGGGCTAGGATTAGCCGCCATCCCGCGATACGGGGGTCTAAGGCTCCCAAGATTGAAATTGAGATAGAAACCGCCAAGCAGTGGCTGCGTATGCTACCTAAAGCCAAGCACAAATTATGGACAATGGGTAACCACGATGCGCGAGTTGACAATTACATCGCTTCTAATGCGAGTGAGATGGATGGTTACATCATGTCTCTGGCGGAGCATTTCCGTGATTGGGAATTTTCTTACGCTTTTGAAATCAACGGAACCGAAGTACGACATCGTTTTAGGGCCGGTATCCATGCGGGCTGGAATAATGCGTTGCACTCCGGGGTTAATATGGTCACCGGACATACCCACCAGCTACAAGTTACCGCCATGCGTGATAGGAACGGATCGCGTTGGGGGATAGAGACTGGAACTTTGGCGGACCCTTTTGGTCCTCAGTTTGAATACTCAGAGGGATCACCCTCACGCTCTCAGCAAGGTTTTGTCGTTATTACTTTTGATGATGAAGGGCGGATGTTACCACCTGAACTATGCGAGATGGTGGGTGGCCGCCCCGTATTCAGAGGCGACCACGTATTTTAAGGGGAGGGGGATTATTCCCCCTCTTCTTCTTCCTCTACTGGATACTCGTATTCAAAGGCATCTTCAGCCTCAACGAGTTCATCTTCGCCATCTTCGTTCTTTTTAAAGACAAGAACGGGACGCTTGAAAGCCTCAGCCATCAAATCAAAGTCGTCAGCAACTTCCTGAAAGGTAATCCCATAAGGAGCGGCTGCTTCGTCTGACCAGAAGTCAATCTCGCCTTCGTCATTGTAGAATACTTCCCGGATCGAGAAGCTATCTTCTGCAAAAAGGCTGTCATTTTCATCTTTTGGCTCTAATACAACGCGATAGTTCCAAGACATGTTATCATTCCCTATGTTAGAAAAACTAGAAGTGACAGTAAGAAAGGGCAAAGCCCCAACAGTAAATTCGTAAGTGATTGATTGTACTGCTAATCCCATAAGAAACTCCTCGATTGTTGACGATACTACTTTATACAACATTTTAATCATTTTGATGACGAAGATTTTTTCTTTTGTGCAAATTCGTCGCATGTATTTTTTTCATACGTAACGGATGACCGGCGGATATCCCGAATCACATCCCCCGTTGAAGGATTAAACCAATCATAAAGATTGTCATTCATAGGGTTTAAACAATTGTAAGTAGTGTTATCACCGGGAATAACCCACTTGCAGTCCACGCAAAACTTGTCAGCCACTTCAATCTCCTTTTCAACACTTGCAGTCCTGTCAACTAATAGTATATATAGAGAACAAAAGCGAGGGGTTTCTATGACAAAAACAACCTACGATAACCGCAAAGGCAAGGACGATCCGGGCCGTAAGCACAAGATTGACGATACGGAATTGGTGCGCAAAGCTATAATGGGGCTTGCAAAACAAGGTAAAACCATATCGGAAATTGCGGATATCATAGGAGTTAGCACCACACATTTGAAAAATACCTACAAGCACGAACTAAAATGCGGAAAAGAACTGGCGGATGCATTGGTGGTGGAGAACATTTACCAGCAAGCGATGAAAGATTCCCCCGCAGCGATGCCCGCCGCTATGTTTATTGCCAAATCCCGCATGGGTTGGCGGGAAAAAGAAGAAGCAAAAGACAATAGACCAAGCATTGTATTCGACTTTGGTAGCCTATCTTTTGAGGAACGAGCCGCTCTCAGGGAAACTCTCTTGCAAAAAGTATCCCCACCACCTCTCACTATTGAGGGCGAGGTAGAAGAGTATGAATGAGCAAGTAGCTTTTCGCGCCGCCAACATAGAACACGCTATCAAGCAATACCCGGAGGAAGCCCTGCGGGAATTGGAGCGGTTGGACCTTGAAGAGGACATGGTGTCTTTTGTAGAGGGCGCTTGGAAGTACATTGACCCTAATCCATACAAATATGGTTGGCATCTGGAAGCCATTGCGGAACATTTACAGGCGGTAACCCGTGGAGAAATCCGCCGATTGGTAATTAACGTTCCCCCTCGTACATCCAAATCATCGATGGTGTCCGTTTGTTTTCCTGCATGGACATGGGCGCAATCCGAATACGGCCCCCTGTCCGGCCCGCATGTGCAGTTTCTGTTTGCATCCTACGCGCAATCCCTTTCTATCCGCGATAGCATCAAAACCCGCCGCTTGATTGAATCCCCCTATTACCAAAATTACTGGGGGAGAAGTATGAAGATTGTGTCTGACCAGAATACCAAGGTTAGATTTGACAACGACAAAGGCGGCTACAGGCTTGCAACATCGGTTGATGGCGCACTGACGGGTGAAGGTGGCTCTATTATCGTAGTTGACGACCCTCACAACGCTAATGAAGTAGAATCCGATCTTGTCCGTCAAGGAACGCTGGATTGGTGGGACCAATCCATGTCAACCCGTCTTAACGACCCCAAAACGGGCGCATATATTGTTATTATGCAGAGACTACACGAATCAGACCTGACCGGCCACGTATTGTCTAAAGACCGGGGTGAGTGGACGCATCTTTGCTTGCCCATGCGCTTTGAACCAGATCGCCAATGCATTACCAAATGGTTTGTAGACGATAGAACAGAAGGTGAACTTCTGGTTGAAGACCGTTTTGGAGAAGCGGAAGTAGCTTCTCTTGAAGCCGCTCTTGGCCCGTTTGCGGCGGCTGGACAATTGCAACAACGTCCCCGCCCAAAAGGTGGTGGTATTATCAAGCGTGACTGGTGGGTTTTGTGGGATGAAACAGTTTCTGGTGCGGAAGGTTTGCCTAAAACCGTTTTTCCACCGTTTGAATACGTCATTGCATCGCTTGATACCGCTTATACGACCAGACAAGAAAACGATTACAGCGCCATGACGGTGTGGGGCGTATGGACGGATAGAAACGGCAACCGCCGTATTATGTTGGTTCACGCTTGGCAAGAACGTTTAGAGTTTCCTAAATTGGTTTTGAAGGTAATCAAGGAAAGCAACACGTTCAAGATTGACAAGTTGCTTATCGAATCCAAGGCGGCTGGTATTTCTGTTGCCCAAGAGTTGCGGACTCACTTTGCCCGCGAAAGCTGGGGCATTCAGCTTGTTGATCCGGGTCGCGGTGATAAAGTTGCTCGCGCCTATGCTATCCAACATTTGTTCTCAGAGGGAATGATTTACGCCCCTGACTTTGAATGGGCGGAAATGGTTATAAGTCAAACCGAAGCATTTCCTAAAGCCAAGCATGATGACTTAGTAGATAGTATGACACAAGCCTTGACACATCTTCGTCTTATTGGTTTTGCACAAAAACCTGTAGAAATAGTAGCGGAGAAGACTGAAGGTATGCTATACAAGTCAAGTCGTAATTCACAATTGTACCCGGTGTAAGCCATGCCATTAGCCCCCATGAACATGCGTCAAGTTCCCGTTTTGGGAAGTCGGCCAGACGATTTTGATGCGTTTGATATGGATATGACGGCTGAAGGCGATGCTGAAGTTAAGGTTAATCCTAAATCTCCTTACGTCAAAGTAGAATTACCAGATGGCTCTGTAACTATTTCATTTGGCGGGCAAGAAAAACCTGATCACGATGGCGAAGAAGATTTTCATGAGAATCTTGCGCTTCATCTTGACAACAGCACACTGGGTCAAATCTCTAACGAACTAAAACGTTTGATTGAGCAGGACAACGAATCCCGCCAAGAACTGCTTCAGCAGTACGTTATGGGCCTTGATTTGTTGGGGACCAAGATTGAAACGCCCCGCAGCAACGCATCAGATGGGTCTACGGCGGTTGAAGGACAGGCAACTGTACGCCATCCGTTGCTTTTAGAGTCAATTGTTCGTTTTCAAGCCAACGCTCGCGGTGAGTTGTTGCCTTCTAGCGGCCCTGTTAAGATTCGTAACGATGGATTGGATAGCGCCAACATCAATGCTCAGGCTGAAGCCTTGGAGAAAGACTTTAACCATTATCTAACGGTAACCGCATCTGAATATTATCCTGATACGGAACGGATGTTCTTTGCGTTGGGCTTTGGTGGAACAACATTTAAGAAAATTTACTACTGCCCAATCCGCCGCCGCCCGGTGTCGGAATTTGTCAGCATCCCGGAAATTATTGTTTCTAATGCTGAAACAACGGTAGCAACTGCGCAGCGAATCACCCATGTCATTAAGATGCCCCCAAGCACCTTAAAGCGGCTGCAATTGGTTGGCATGTACCGCAATGTGCCACTGACACATGCTGAACCACCAAAGAATAACGTGGTTGAAGACAAAATTGAATCTCTTCAGGGCATTATTCCTCGCAGCATGAGCAATACGGATAATTCTCCTCGCGAGATTTATGAGTGTTATTGTGAATTGGATATTCCCGGCTACGAACATGAGGATGACGAAGGGCCAACCGGTCTTCAGCTTCCATATCGGGTTACTTTAGACAAAAGTTCGTCAGAAATTTTAGAAATTCGGAGATGGTGGAAGGAAGATGACGACCAGTTCCTGCGTAGGCAAGTGTTTGTTGATTATATCTTCGTTCCCGGCTTTGGCTTCTACGGCTTGGGTCTTCTTCATCTTGTGGGTAACACCACGATGGCGTTAACTGCTGGCTGGCGGTTGTGCATTGATAACGGAATGTTTGCTAACTTTCCGGGATTCTTGTATGCCAAACAGGCTGGTCGGCAAAACACTAACGAGTTTCGGGTTCCTCCCGGCGGCGGTATGCCAATTGACACGAACGGCGGCCCAATCCAATCGGCTATTATGCCATTGCCTTACCGCAGCGTTGATGGGCAATTTTTACAATTACTTCAATTGATTGAAACCAGCGGTCAACGTATGGCTTCAACTACGGAAACAAACGTAGGTGAGGGCAACGCAGAGGCTCCGGTAGGTACAACCATTGCGTTGATTGAACAGGCTCAGAAGGTCATCTCTGCCGTTCACAAGCGTATGCACGCTGCTCAGGCCCGTGAGTTTCAGTTGCTGGCGGAGTTGTTTAAAGAATGCCCAGAAGCATTTTGGGAAAACAACAGGTATCCATCTTACCAATGGACATCGGAAACGTTAATCGCAGCGTTAAATAACATTAACCTTGTTCCCGTTGCTGACCCAAATACGCCTTCACATGCGGTTCGTATTCAAAAAGCAATGGCAATTAAGCAATTGCAACAGGGCAACCCAACACTTTACGATGCTAAAAAGGTTGATGAACGTATTTTAACCATGCTTGGCATTGAAGATGCGATGGACTTGTTTGTTCCACCAGCACCTCCACAGGCTATGCCGCCTGATCCAAATATGATTATTGCTCAAGCCAGAATGCTGGATGCGCAATCCAAGATGGAAGAAGTTCAAATTAAAAAGGCTCAGGCTATTACTGAGGACCAACATCGTAATCAAGATAGGGACCACGAAAAGTGGGTTGAATCGACAAATCTCATGCCAAGACATTCACAAGAACCTGAAATGATCATGGCAAGAGCAAAAATGATTGACTCCGAAGCCAAAATGGCGGAAGTTAAATTGAAGGCTAGTGGCGCAATGTCTGACGCTCAGAACCATGCTGCCGATAGAGAAAGCAAGGAACGGATTGCCATGTTGCAACTGGCCCGTGAAATTGCAGTTCATCCAGAGAGTGCTTCTCAGGCGGAACAGTTTATTAAACCGGAAATTCATGGGTTAGTTAACAACCCTAACGTTTAATGCTGGACGCAGCAGGAGTATAAAATGAGCGAATATAAGAAAGAAGCAAAGTCGGCATCCGCAGCTAAAATGCAGCGCATGGGCTTGAAGTTGGCAGATGGCAGCAAATCCTTCACGGATGAGCGCGGTGGTTCCCCGTTTGAAGGGTTGAATAGCGGCAATGCTGGCAAAATGCCTATTACCCCATCTAAGTTTAAACGTGGTGGCAAGGTTGGCAAACACGTTCATGCCGAAGGAGAGATGGCTCGCAAAAACCTTGGTAAATCTGCTCGCCGCAAGCGCGATGATGGCGGCGCTGTGCCATTTCCTATTCCTCGCCCAAAGAATTTAAATAAAAATCCGGCTCCTCCAAAACCTCCAGCAGCTAAACCTAGCGGCATGGGAACTATGACCAATACTGAAACGGGTCAAGGAATTACGCCTAAGGAGGCTTACGGCTACGAGCCTAAAGAGCCATTGGCTCGCGGCGGCGTTATTGGCCGCAAGCAAGCTGCTGCAATGGCTTACAAGAGCAAGGGCACGGGCATGTCCAGCAAAATGGGCATTCCTAAAATGAAAGGTATGCCTAACCTTGCTGCGGATACTTATATTCCACACAAAAAAGGTGGCGCTGCAAAGCATACGGATGAAGCACAAGATAAAAAGTTAATGCATAAAGTTCTTAAAGAAGATGCATTTAAGGAACGTGCGCACAAGGTTTCCGGTGGCCGCCTTAGTAAGTATATTAAAGATGCGTCTTTAAACCTTGCTGATCAATCCACGCGCTTAGGATATGGTCTTTCTAAAAAACATTATCCTTCGTCTTTTGCGTCCATCCCAGACTTCCCAGATGCTGAACGAAAAGAAACGAATCGCCTTCGGGGTATTCGTGCTGCCGCAAATAAACTAAGTGGAAATTTATCTCGTATCCCCGCTGGTGAAGATGAGGGTATGAAAAAAGGTGGCCGCGCTCACAAAATGTCTGGTGGCAGTTCTGGTTTTAAACGTTATCCCGATCCCCCTTCAGACGAAGTAAGCAAAAAAATACAAGCAAAAAGAGATGCAGAGTATAAGGCTATTTACGATAGAGTAAGTGACCCTAACTATAAAAAACCAGAGGGTCTTGACGCAATGGGCGAGGCTCTTGAATTTTTGCACAGGGGCATGTTTGAGCGGGGTTATGGTCCCGGTTCATTAAAGCGTGGCATGAATCCTAAACGCGCTGCTGCAATGGAGTCTGGTTCTGAAGACGAGCGTACCAAAATGGATACGCCTATGAACTTGTATTCGGGCAAACATCCAAAGTTTGGTATGAACAAAGGTGGCCGCGCTCATAAAGCGTCTGGAGGTCTTTTGAGCAACTATGCTGATAAAGCAAAACAAAATTTGTCTGCTCATCAAAATTCTAAAAAACAGATGAAATTAAGCAATCTTAAATCCGAAATGTACGGGTTTGATGCCCCATATCATCCACGCGACCTTATGGAAACAGAAAAAACCATTAGCAAGCGTCAGCGTGGCCTTGATATGGCTCGCAATAAAATGAGCGGTAACGCAAACGTCCCTGCAACGGACGATGAAGGCATGAAAAAAGGTGGCCGCGCTGAAAAGTGCTGGGGCGGCGAAACCAAACGGTCAAAGAAATTTGGCGGCGGCGCATTAACGGGCGCTAACCCAATGATTAACCCACAGATGATGGCAAACAACATGCGTCAAAACATGCAGCCAATGCATCGGCCTATGGGTCAACACATGGGTGGTTATGATGCAACCCCGCAAGGGTATGCACAGCAACATGGCAACCCTTTTGTTAACAGTATGTTTGGCGGTGGTCTTGGTAGCATGATGCAACCCGGCGGCAATCCTCCTGCACCTTATATGGGTGGCGGCAACCCTCCTCCTCCTTATTTTGGTGGCGGTATGGGTCAATTTGCTCAAAACAACCCACAATTTGCGCAACAACTTTTGGATTCATTGAAAATGGGTGGTGCGGGCAATTCTGGCGCAGGAATGCCTCCTCAAGCCGTTCAAGATGCTTACAATACTTACAATCAAGGGCAGTTACAACAAACTGCGCAGCAAGGGTTTAACCAACAACAAGCAGCCCAAAATGCTTACGATCAATTTCGCCAGCAACAAACGGTTGCTCCTATGAATGGCGCTCAGACGGCCCAAATGAATCCTATGGGCAATATGAATGGCGCAATGGGCGCGATGGCTGGTGCTGCTGGTTTTGGTCGCCCACAACGTGCTACCGGTGGTCGCGCCAAAGGCAAAACCAACGTAAACATTATTATTTCTCCGCAATCCGGACAGCAGGGGCCAATGGGCGCTGGTGTTGGCATGGGAATGCCTCCTATGCCTCCTCAGATGCCTCCAATGCCTCCGCAAGGTATGCCTCCTATGCCTCCGGGCGGTGGCGCTCCGGGTGGCGCACCTCAGCTTCCTCCGCAGCTTATGGCAGCTATGGCTGCTCAAGGCGGCGCTGGTGGACCTCCTATGCCCCGCAAAACTGGCGGTCGCGTAGAGAATGTAATGCCAAAATACCAAGAGAAAGAGTTTGGTTCCGGCTCTGGTCGTGGTCGTTTGGAAAAAATAAAGTGGCCCTTTGCAGACGGAACTGAATAAGGAGTTCTATGGCAGGACTTGACTTGCTCCTCTACCGCAGATTGCAGGAGCGCATTGAAGAGGAAAAGCGAAACCACGAAGAGAGCATTCTTTCTGGTTTCGCACAAAACTACGAGGAATATAAAAACCGGGTTGGGTATCTAAAAGGACTATCCGACTCACTTATCTGGGCGAAAGAGACGATGGAAGACATCGTCGGCATTGATAGAAAAGCGAGATAACAATGAAGACTGCTACTATGAAAATGCTCCATGCGGTTGACCCCGCACAGGAGTTAAGAATGGCTGTTGGGGACATTTCTAAGATAAATGTTTACCATAACAACATCCTTTGCGCCGTATATAAGCGGCCCGAAAAGACGGCCTCCGGCCTTTACCTATCAGACGGCATCCGCAAAGAAGACGAATATCAGGGCAAGGTAGTTCTTGTGTTGAAAAAAGGTCCAATTGCGTTCCAAGATGACGACAAAACCTCATTTGCTGGACAAGATATCCAAGAAGGCGAGTGGGTTGTGCTTCGTTCATCGGATGGTTGGAAATTGAACATTAACGGTGTGCTGTGTCACGTAATTCAAGACACGCAAATCAAGATGACAATTCCTGAACCAGACATGGCATTCTGAGGAGATTAAAATGGCAGAGTTTGAAGCCGCAAACGTTACTGTAACCGTTCCAAATGTGCCTGAAGCGGCAGATTTTGACCTTGGTGGCGCAGTAAAAACACCGGAATCGGTTGCACCAATACAAAAACAAGACGATGGCGTTGATCTTTTGCGCCGTCAACTTAGTGAAAAACAGCGTGAGGCTGATGAAAACCGCCGTCAACGCATTGAGGCGGAACAAAATGCTCATAAAGCGCAGCAAGATGTCAAAACATATCAAGTTCAAGCGCAGGATAATCAATTAACAGCCTTTGTTAATGCGATTGCCAGTTTTGAACGCGATGCAGAGATGCTTGAACGCGACTATGCAAACACTTTGGCGGAAGGTGATTACTCAAGAGCCGCCAAAATACAGCGTCAGATGGCTCAAACTGAATCACGCTTGATGCAATTGGCTCAAGGGCGTGAAGCTGTTGAAGAAAGATTGACATATGAACGTCAAATGCTTGAACAACAGCGCCGCCAACCCGCTCCACGGATAGAACAACAGCAACTTGACCCAATTGAAGCACAAATTCAAGCGGTTCAGAGCCCAACATCACAATCTTGGTTACGTTCGCATCGTGATGTGCTTGCTGATCCGGTTAAAACGTCACTTATGACTGCCGCACACCACGAAAGTGTTGCAATGGGCATTCAACCTGACACTCCGGACTACTTTGCTCACATTGAAAACAAGGTTTACGGTGCTGATCAGGGTCAAACATCTACTCCACATGTGCGTCAACGCCAAGCTATGGCTGCTGCACCTGTATCGCGAACCAATTCAGCGCAAACTTTCCGCTCTGGTCAGCAGATAACGATGACTTTAAGCCCATCGGAACGTGAAACAGCCCGCGATCTGGACATGTCAGACGAGGAATACCTTGAAAACAAGCTATATTACAAACAAAAGAACATGTTGTGAGGATAGCTTATGTCAGGATTAGTTAAACGTGGCCCCGGACGGCCAGTAAGAACCCCGATTGTTGAAACATTGGAACAAAACATGAACAATACCGTTGAAGAAGCATCCCCAGAGTTAGGTGTAGCACCAGTTAACCGTGGATTACGTGAAGCTGCCCTTCGTGCAGAAGAACTTCGCACCCAAATGGAAGGCAATTCTCTTGACCCGTCAATGTATGATGAGTTTTACATTGATCCACGTATCATTCCAGAGGGTTGGGACTACAATTGGAAGCGCGAATCAATCTCTGGCATGACAGATGAGCAGCATATGATTGAAATGCGTTCAACTGGTTGGGAACCTGTTGATACACGCCGCCATAAGAGCATGATGCCTATTGGTCATAGCGGTGCAATCCGCAAAAAAGGCATGATTCTTATGGAGCGTCCAAAAGAAATCACCAACATGGCTCAGGATCGCGAACTTTCAACGGCCCGTGAATTGGTGCATCAGAAAGAGAAGGCACTTGGCCTTTCGCCAGCGGGTACATTTGAACGTGACCGCCGTCAAACAGGTGTTAAGAAGTCTTACGAGCCAATGCAAATTCCACGACAGTAAAAAAAGGGGGCGAAAGCCCCCTTTTCCTATTGTACTTGATTGAATACAGTGTTATACGGAAAAATATAACTCCATTACGCGCCGTAGTGGGCTTCCCCTCGTTGGATATTTGAAGACGCGCTGTCTGATTGTATCCTACCGAAAAGGAGCGACCTATGGCTAACACTTCTGCGCCTAATGGTTTCGTACTTGCTGGATTTTTGGACGGACGCACTGGCTCGTTGGGCCAATCGACGTATCAAATCCAATCTGCATATTCTTCAAATATCTTCTCCGGTGACCCCGTACAGCTTTCTGGCGGCTATGTCATCGCTGGCGCTGCCGGTACAACTGCCGTTCTAGGCATTTTCATCGGCTGCGAATATTACAATTCTTCGGTTAACCGTGTTGTTTGGTCGCCATATTGGCCCGCAAGCACCAGCGTTCCAACCGGAACCGTCATCAACGCTTATGTTATCGTAGACCCACAGGCCACGTTCAACGTGCAGTCGTCGGGTTCTGCTGCGGTTACTCAGGCTCAGGTCAACAGCAACATTGACTACGCCGGTAACTCCCCAGCTTCGCCAGCCGCTTACCAGCTTCTGACTGGTCAGTCCACGGCCTATGCTAACCAAGCAAACATCAGCACATCGACGACTTATGCGTTCCGTATCCTTTCGCTCGTAACCGCCCCTCCCGGCGCAAACGGCACGGATACCACAACTGCATACAATCGCATCATTGTTGCTTTCAATAACCAGTCCTTCCGCCTCACGGCTGGCTCGTAATAGGAGTAAGTTCAAATGGCTATTAATCTCAGTCAGATTCGTGACCTTCTCCTCCCCGGCCTCCGTGGAGTTGAAGGTAAATATTCGCAGATTCCATCCCAGTACGACAAGGTGTTTGAAATCACCAAGTCAAACATGGCTTTGGAACGCACCGCTGAAATGCGTTACCTTGGTCTTGCTCAGTTGAAGCAAGAAGGTGGTAACACTCAGTTTGATAACGCCGCTGGTGAGCGTTACGTGTACAACCAAGAGCATAACGAAATTGCGCTTGGCTACGCCATCACCCGTAAGGCAATCGACGACAACCTCTACAAGGCACAGTTTAAGCCAACCAACCTTGGCCTCACTGAGTCGTTCCATCAGACCAAAGAAATTTACGCTGCTAACGTGCTTAACACGGCAACAACGTACAATGCTTCTATCGGCGCTGACGGCGTGGCACTCTGCTCGACCTCGCATCCTATCGATGGCGGTCTGACCATTGCAAACACCCCAACGGTTCAGGTTGATCTGAACGAAGCTACCTTGCTCAACGCAATGGTTTCGATTCGTCAGAACTTCCGCGATATTGCTGGCATCAAGATTTTTGCCCGTGGTCGTAAGTTGATCGTTCCTCCATCGCTTGAGCCAGTTGCTATTCGTCTTACGAAGACGCAACTTCGTCCGGGTACTGCCGATAACGATACCAACGCGATCCTCTTTACCGGTGGCGGTCTGCCTGAAGGCTACATGGTCATGGACTTCTTGACCTCTAACTATGCTTGGTTCTTGCTAACCAACATTAAGGGTCTGGTGTACATGGAGCGCATTCCATTCGAAATGGACATGCAAGTAGACTTCACGACTGATAACTTGCTGGTTAAGGGTTATGAGCGTTACAGCCTTGGCTACTACAACTGGCGTTCGATCTACGGTTCATTCCCAACCTCGTAAGGAGTTAGACTATGTCTATTACAGCAAACTCCGGCCCATATATCGCGTTTGGTCAAAACACGATTGGGACAATAACCGACTACAATCCCGACCTTGGGCCGTCCCTTTTTTGGGGCGGCGTAGGCCGCATTGATCCACGTCCAAACTTTAACTACATCCCCGGCCAAGCCTCCGGTGCATTCACCGCTGGTTTTGCTACATCAGATGCTCAAACAATTAGCTATGCTCCGTATGCACTAGGTTCCGCTGCTATTGCGGCTGCTGCTGCACCTACGGCCAACACAGCAATGACGTTGGTTTCGACAAACTCCACCAGTACTGGTGTTTCGGTTAATGCTTCATGCACTAACTATAACACTGGTGCAACGGTTACGGGCTTGTTGATGGTTGATGGTTTTGCATCCTTCACGGGTGTTATTGCCAGCAGCATTCTTACGGTTTCGTCCCTCACGGGTACGATTTCCATCGGAATGACCCTTTCGGGTACGGGCGTTAACACTGGAGCAACCATTGTAAATCAGCTTACCGGCGCTCCCGGTGGCGTTGGCACTTACACGGTTCAGGGTGACGATACTGCGTCTTCCACGACGATGACGGCTCAGGCTACTGGAACAACTGCTTTAGCGCAGCCTTTCGGTGCTCCATCCACTATCTATTTGTGGAATCCACAGGCACTTGTTTCTCGTGCGGTTAGCATTGTTCCTGTATCCAACACAAGCACGGCACAAGTTATCTTTACTGTGTCTGGTTACGACATTTATGGCGTACCAATGACAGAAGCGATTACTGTTCCTACAAGCACGACAACTTCCACCACGACCAACGGCAAAAAAGCCTTTAAGTATATTGCTTCTGTAACGCCTAACGTTACAAACGCAATTACTTATAGCGTTGGCACGACCGACATTTATGGTTTCCCACTTCGTTCGGATTTCTTCAGTGATGTAGCAATTAACTACAACTCTGCTGCGATCACAGCAAATACGGGATATGTTGCAGCAGTTACCACATCTCCTGCTACGACAACCACGGGTGACGTTCGTGGAACGTATGCGCTACAATCGGCGGCTGATGCTTCCAAGCGTCTTGCCATTCGTCAATTCATCCTACCAGCCAATATGGGTTCGTTCGCGGGTCTGTTTGGTGTCACACAAGCATAAGAGGTAAATTATGGCTAAACATCACGAAATGCATGGTGAACACCACGGTCATCACGCTCACCACGAAGGCCACCATGTTCATCACATGGTTAAGAAGCATTCCATGCACAGCATGAAACGCGCTGCTCACAAAAAGGGCGGTGCTGTTGAGTCGCCAATGCATGGTCATGTTGACGAAGATGCAGAACCAACTGACGTATACGCTGGCGGCAATTCGCCAACGCACCGTGAAGCTGGTGAAAAGCACGCTTCGCGTAAGCGCGGCGGTCGGGCTCATAAGGCGCATAAGCACCTTGAAGTACACGGTCACCACGCTCATCACCGCCTTGACCGCCCTGCCCGTAAGTCGGGTGGTGCAGTAGGTGCTGAGATGCGCCCGTTCTCTGCCGCCAACAAGGTTAAGACCCCTGCTGGCCGTATGGTAGAGCCCGGCGAGTCGTAAGTCGTCAATACGGTACTCTGGAAGGGGGCTGCGGCCCCCTTCTTTCTTCGGAGGCTTAAATGACTGCTGCATGGACAAGGTCTGAAGGTAAATCTCCATCCGGTGGCTTGAATGCCAAGGGTAGGGCTTCATATCACTCTGAAACAGGTGGCACGTTAAAAGCGCCCACCAAAGATACGCATAATGCCCGCCATCATTCATTTTGTGCGCGGATGGAAGGTATGCGATCTAAAATGACAAATCACAAGAATGCCCATGATCCGGAGAGCCGGGTTAATAAGGCATTGCGCAAGTGGGGTTGCTAGAAGCAGCACGTAAAAAAGGTAAGTAATTATGGTTAGCCAAGCATATGTAATTAACGATTCCATCACCAAGCGCGGCGTTTATGAGCCGTTTCAATTACAGGTTTCGCGTGACCAAATAACGGGTCACTCTTCCACAAATATTTTTGGTTTTGGAACTACTCCTGCAACGGCTGGGTTATTTCGCACCGTTTGGGAAAATATGGGTTCAACCGAATACGTATTTCCTTCATCAGCCGTTACAATGAACCTTGTTAGTGCGGCAGCGGGTGATACTGCTACAATTACAATTGTTGGACTTAATTCCGGGTACAATGTTATTACGGAAAACCTTGTTTTAAATGGCACAACCAACGTACCAACTGTCAATCAATACTTACGCATCAATAGTATGTTTGTTTCAGTGGGAAGTGCAACAAACCCATCTGGTGTTATCACCTTGATTAATGGTGGTGTAACATACGCTCAAATCAATACGGGCGTGTTTAACGGCACGACAAGCAGTTTAGGCGCAACGCAAATGGCGGTTTATACTGTCCCCGCTGGTTACACATTTTATGGTTGGAGATATGGCGCTTATTCATCGTTTAACGGCAATAGCGCAAACTATACAACTTACCGCGCTATTACCAACTCCTCTTCTGGCGTTCAAAAAATGATCGTTCAAACTCCATTCAATACGCAATATTCAATTCAACGCGAATTTCCGTTCCCATACGCAGAAAAAACAGATTTGCGTTTTCAAGTTGCGTCAAGCGCAGCAGCCGCTGCGACTGTTAGCATTAACATTGGCGGCGTATTAGTAGCGAATGACGGCACTATCTTCTAAGGATAGAAAATGACTACTAGCGGCACATACAATTTTAATCCATCGCTTGGCGAAATTGTCTTGAATGCATTTGCGCGTTGTGGTGTTCGCAGAACTGCTATTATGCAAGAGCATATGACGGATGCGCGGTTTGAAACTAATCTAATGCTTTCTTCTTGGGCAAACCAAGGGGTAAATTTATGGGAAGTTCAGTTATTTAGTATACCACTAGTACAGGGTGTATCTACTTACAATGCAGTTAATTTTTCCCCAATAACATCATTAGGGCAAGTTGGTTCTTATGTTCAAATAGGTTATAGCGGAACTTCTACTTATCAAGTAGGAGAAACTATTACAATTTCTAATGCAAACCCTACAAGCATTAATGGAACATACACAGTTTCATCTATTTTAAGCCCAAATTTAATTTCTATTTTGGCTAATTTGCCGGGTTATATTAGCGGCGGCTATGTTGAAGGATCAATATCTTCAAAAGTTGTTATGGTTTTGGATGCTGTTATTCAGCAAAATACAGGCACTTCATCGCAATTTGACCGTGTCATCATGCCTATTTCACGCACGGAATACAGCCAAACTCCTAACAAATTGTTGCAAGCGCCACCTACGGTGTTTTGGTTTGATCGTTTAATCAATCCAACTATTACGGTTTGGCCAGTTCCTGATCAGACTGACACATACACATTAAACTATTATGTTGTCACACAAATTCAGGATTCTGAACTAACTGACGCGCAAACGGTAGATATCCCGTATCGTTGGTTAGACGCGATGGCATCAGGGTTAGCTGCAAGATTGGCTGCTATTTACGCTCCAGAACGCGCTCAAATGTTAGATGCAAAGGCGGAGCAAGCGTATACAATTGCTGCTACGCAGGACACGGAAAACGTGCCTTTGTACATTATGCCCGGACTTTCTGGCTACTTTAGGGTATCGTAATCATGGCGTACCGCCCTCACGGCCACGCCTTTGTTAATGCAAGCGCACCATCTGCATGGGGGCGGTGTGACCGTTGTGGCTTTATTTACAACCATAAAGCACTTCGGTTTCAATTTGATTTCCGTGGGCCGCAACTTCAAAACTTGCGGTTCTTGGTGTGTGAGAAATGCACTGACAAACCACAACCTCAATTGAAGCCAATTTTGACTACACAAGACCCAGTTCCTGTGTTGAATGCCCGTCCAGATTCATATGATTTATACAACACCAACAACGTTGCAGTGAGCGCACCAACTGTAACGGATTTTTGGACAGGCATTCCAATCCCATCAACCACAGACATTATTACGGAAGATGGTAAAAATGTTACAATGCAAGTAATTGGTAAGCCTATTGGGTTAGACCAAAGTGCTGTTATGCCATTGATTAATAGCAAAAATTATCGAGTAACGCTTAACCCATTATCGGTAACATCACAAAGTGGCACAAGCACAATAACTGTAACGTTTTCTTCTGCTCACAATCTAAAAGATAACGATCAAATTGCCGTTGAAGGACTAATAAATAAACTAGCTGATGGCTTTTATAGCGTCACTTATGTAAGTGCTACAGTCTTCACGTATCAAGTAAATAGTGCTATACCGGCTGGAGGGTTGCTACAGGGCAGCACTTTGATGGTAACAGCCTTGATTGGTATACCCAATAACTACACTCAAATACCGATTACTGGGGTTTAAGAATGGCAAATATTACATTAACCAATCTTCCTACGGTAACCGGTTTAAACGGTACTGAGCCACTTCTTGGAGTGCAAAACAGCACATCCGTACAAATTACCACGGGGCAGATCGTCAGTTTATCAAGAGGCGGCGGTGGGATTTCACCATTACCTGTTATTGCGGGTGGTACGGGCGATGCAACATTAACATCTTTTGGCATACTGTACGGCAATGGGACAAGCCCCGTTGGTACAGTAACGCCCCCCACCGGAACAAACTACGTCCTTGTAGGGTCCGCCGGTTCTGCTCCAACGTGGCAACCAACAATCCCTGTCACGGCGGGTGTTGATTCTGTTTCGTTTGGCACTACGGGTCTTACACCTTCTACGGATACGGCTGGTGTCATCACGGTTGCGGGTACGCTTGTAGCGGCCAACGGCGGAACGGGACAATCATCCTACACAATCGGTGATTTGCTATACGCATCGTCCTCCACGGCTCTTTCCAAACTTGCTGATGTAGCTACAGGATCGGTGTTAATTTCTGGTGGCGTAGGTGCGGCTCCATCTTACTCGTCGTCGCCAACCATTAGCGGCACAACGACATCCGGGTTCTTTATTGCCAACGGCACGATTACGGGATCAAGAAGCCAAGGCGCGTATGCTTACGGCACGCTGGGCTATTCCGATATAAATATCTATGCGTCATTTGCGTCTTCGGTAAATAACTACACGCAAATTGTTGTTCAAAATACTAATGCTGGAGCATCTGCTTCAACAAACATTCTAGTGTCCAATAACCTTGGCACAGCATCAACTTATTTTGGTGAGTTTGGCATGAACTCTTCTGGGTTCACGGGAACGGGCGCATTTAACGCAGCTAGTACTGTTTATTTAGATGCAACGTCCGCCGACCTTGCCATCGGAACCACGACAGCCAACGCAATTCACTTTGTAGTCAATGGTGGCGCAACGGATGCGGCTACGATCTCATCGGCTGGCGTGTTTTCGCTTGGCACGGCACTGGCTGTTAGTTCTGGCGGAACAGGCGCAGGAACGTTTACAGCTAACGGTGTAATTTACGGTAACACTACAAGTGCATTGGGCGTTACAGCAGCGGGTACTACTGGACAGGTGCTTGTGGCTACAACAAGCGGCGCACCATCTTGGGGTGCTATTCCATCCACTGCCGCCGTAACTTCAATTTCTTTTGGCACAACGGGCCTTACTCCATCAACCGCAACAACGGGTGCGGTTACCGTTGCTGGTACTCTTGTCGCGGCTAACGGCGGTACAGGTCAATCGTTATATGCGGTTGGTGATTTACTATACGCCTCCACAACAACTGCTTTATCAAAATTGGCGGATGTTGCCACTGGCTCTGTATTAGTTTCAGGAGGTGTTGGTGTTGCTCCGGCTTACTCTGCCTCACCAACGCTAACTACGTCACTTACAACGCCATTGGTTATTGGCGGTACGGCAGCATCGTCCACACTGACATTGGAATCTACGTCTGGTGTGGGTACAACTGATAGCATCATTTTCAAGACGGGCAGCCAGTCCACTCGTATGACAATTGATACGTCAGGCCAAGTGGGTATTGGAACCAGCACCTCAACTGGTGTAAATCTTTTAACAAACGCCCTAATTACGGGTGCTACATCTGCATATGCTCATTTAAATAGCGGTGTTGTGCAGTCTGGCGTAACATCTGGAGCATTTGGTTATGCGTCACAAATTTCATTAGCTGCCGCAGCGTTTACTACAACAAATGCAATTCATTTTAATGCAAGCCCTAATGCTGGCGGTGCAGGATCAACAATTAGCAATCAATTTGGTTTTAACGCTGAATCTACCCTTGGCACGGCTGGTGCAGCAACTGTCACCAATGCCTATGGTTTTTACGGTAACATCGCAGCAGCAACAAACCGTTGGAATCTATACATGGGAGGAACGGCTCTCAATTACATGGCTGGAAACCTTGGTATTGGGGCTACTGCAACAACATCAACTGGTATTTCACTTGGTAATACTTTGCCAAGTGGCGCTAATTCAAGCGCAACTTCGGTTTTTGCAAACAATATTGTTACCGCAACAAACACAGCGGCTGGTTTTCAATCGTCACTTTATTTATCTGGCGCAGTATATACTCAAACAAACCAAATTCATTTTTGGGCAAACCCAACAACCGTAGTGGCTGCTGGAACGATAACCAACCAATATGGTTTTGTTGCTGATAGTGGAATTGGTACAAACGGCACTGCTGCGGGTACAATTACCAATGCTTATGGTTTTTTAAGCAATATGGGCTCCGGAACAAACCGTTTTGCTTTGTACTTGGCTAGCACAGCCAATAGCTATCTAGGCGGGTATAGCTTTGGCCTTGGTGGCGTTATGGCTACCACAACATCCACAGCAACTAACACTGTTACGCTTACAGCAACACAGGTGGCATCTGGATTTATTGTGGGAACGCCTACTGCAACGGCTTCTTACACGCTTCCATTGGCTTCGGCTCTGGATACCGAATTGACCAATGCGGCAACTGGTTACAATTTTGAAATTGTTGTTTTTACAACAGCTGCATTTGCCATCACGTTGTTGACCAATACGGGTTGGACGCTTGTTGGTTCAATGGCAACGGGAGCAACAGCAAACAGCTTTGCCCGTTTCCGTGCCAGAAAAACAGGTGTGGCTACTTATTCACTCTACAGGATCAGCTAACATGGCAAACACATACACTTTGGTGCTATTATGACAATGGATTGGCAACAAATTGTTAATCTTCTAATTACCGCAGGGTTTGCGTCAGTTGGGTATTTTTATGCTCAGATCGTCAATGACGTTAAAAAAGATCGTCAAATGATTAATGACATACGGGTTGATTTGCCTACAAAATACGTCAGCAAAGATGACCTAACTTCACATCTAAACCGAATTGAAGCCATGTTGACCAAGATATTTGACCGTTTAGAACAGAAGGTTGATAAGCCATGAGTACGACAACAAATATTGGCCTTAACCAACCAGCAAACAATACTTATACTAATATTTGGGATCAGCCGTTAAATTTTAACGAAACAATTCTTGATTCTGTTTTAGGTAATACAACTTCGGTTTCCATGCCTACTGGAGCATCTGCTACAACCACATTAACGGGTCCAAACTCTAGTGTTTCGGTAGGCCAAACACAAGCTATGCGGATCGCTCTTACGGGTGCTTTGTCCGCCAATCAAACATTGCAGTTCCCGGCGGGTATTGCTGGTCAATGGATTATTTATAATTCAACATCTGGTGCGTTTACAATTACAGTATCGTCGGCTGGCGGCGGGACTACCGTTAAAGCCCCGCAAGGTTTCAATATTTCTGTTTACTCTGATGGCACAAACATTCGTTATACTAATGATGGTTTATCAAACAGCTTTGCAACATTAACTGTTTTGGGTAACACTAATCTTGCTACAACATCCGGCAACGTAGGCATTGGGACGACTTCGCCGGGGTATAAATTAGAAGTTTATGCAGCATCTAGCAGTCTTCAGATTGAGTCGGTTGTTCATAATTTTAATAATAGTACTGGTGTTGCGGCTATTGGTTTTAATACAGCGGGTTCTGGTGAAACGTCATCTACCAAAGCTGGTATTGGTTTAGTCCGTGGTTTTGCTTTTGGTGGCGGAGCATTAGCATTTTACAATAACAATTCTGGTGCAGCCGGTGACTTCACAACCGCAGATGAAAAAATGAGACTTGATGCCTCCGGCAATCTGCTGGTGGGGACGACTCTTACAAATTTATACGCTCAAACAACCGGCAAAGGATTATGCTACAGAAATAGTGCGAGTCTTGATGTTCTTGCTACTAGCGATAATGCGCTGATTTTGAATAGAACGACCACGACTGGAAGTATTGCAGAATTTCGTTATTCTGGGACAGTAGTTGGCACCATTTCTGTTACTGGTTCTGCAACCGCATACAACACATCATCCGATTACCGCTTAAAAGAAAATGTCATTCCAATAACAGCTGGCCTTGCAACGGTCAGCGCATTGAAGCCTGTCACCTATAATTGGATTAGCGACAAATCACAGGGCGAAGGTTTTATCGCCCATGAGTTACAAGCAGTTATTCCCCATGCAGTGACTGGCACAAAAGATGCCATAGATGCAGATGGTAAGCCAATTTACCAAGGTGTTGATTACAGCAAGGTTGTTGTGCATCTTGTTGCCGCCATTCAAGAGCAACAAGTCACCATCAGTGCCTTGACCGCCCGTATTGCCGCATTGGAGGAAAAATAATGGAAATTTGGCATCCATGTTCAGGTTTTGAAACGCATTACGAAGTGAGCAACTTTGGAAATGTTAGGTCTATTGAAAGAATGGTTCTTAACCGTCTTCACAATGGTTTGCGACGCTCTCCTTCCAAATTGTTAAAACAAGGAAAAAGCAAAAGTGGATATTTGATTGTTAGCTTTTGTGTTGACGGCATTAAAAGCAACCATAATGTACACCGCCTAGTCGCAAGAGCATTTATTCCCAATGAATCAAACAAACCACAGGTAAACCATAAAGATGGAAGCAAACACAACAATTGTGTAGACAATCTTGAATGGGTTACAGTGTCTGAAAATGGTTTACATGCCTATCGCGTTTTAAAGGTTTCGGTTTGGAACAAAGGACGCAAGAAAGAACTTAAAGCAGATTTTGACGCATATAAAGCTACCCATCCATAAGGAACAATATACATGGGTGATAAAAATTTTACTATCGGCGGTTTAATGGTTATGGTTGATCGGCTAGAGGTTGATTGGGCGGAACTTCGTTAATGCAATTTACATGGGAATTTCCTCAATTTATTGTTTCTCCTTACTATGATGGTTTAACCAACGTAGTAACAGCTATAAATTGGGTATGTACTGGAACAGATGGGTTGGTAAGTTCATCAAGTTCTGGTACAGTACGGCTTGGTACGCCAAATCCGGCAGAATTTGTTCCATACGATCAAATTACGCAAGCTATGGCGTTCCAATGGGTGTCTGATTCCATTAGTATACCGGGAGTTGAAGCAAACATTGCATTGCAAATTCAACACATCTCTGCACCACAAGTACAGCCACAAAGTCCACCATACGGGAAATGAACATGGAAAATCTTGAAATTGAATTGAAACTTACTGTTGCTCACGTCAATATGGTTTTAAAACACCTATCTAACGGTGTGTATGTTGAAGTTGCTGACCTTATTGCTTTGTTACATTCACAGGCAAAACCACAGGTTGAAACAGCAACTGCTTCTATTCCTGTTAGCCAAGAAGCGCCAGCAGAATAAGGACAGTTAAACATGACAACCGGCTTGACGTATAGTTCTTACGTACAACAGATTTCTACGCTGGCGGTTGTTCCTTCATCCGACACGAATTTCCAGATCATATTGCCTATGGCAATATCATACGCTGAATTGCGCATGATACGTGATCTGGATTTTCTGTCGTCTCAGGTTTACGACGATACATCTTTTTCAACGACTCAGAACAATAACCTTTTAACAATCCCCGCTGCGTCATTCATCACGCTGCAAACCATTCAAGTCAACAACGTTGGTGTGCTAACTCCGTTAACACCCGTTGCAAAAGAGTACATTCAAAATGTCTATAACAGCACCGCAAGCGCGGGTGTGCCAAAATTTTTCGCTGTTTATGGTGGCGATTCAGCCACGACTGGAAACACAAGCCAAAACATTCTCCTTGGGCCGTATCCTGACGCAGCTTATCCATTAACATTAACGGGTACAGTCCACGCTGACTCTCTTTCGGCAACGACAACAACCACGTTTATTTCAACATATCTTCCTGATTTGTTTATTGCCGCCAGCATGGTTTACATCGGTGGTTATCAACGCAATTTTTCTTCTACAGGCGCAGACCAACAGATGCCGGTAAATTGGGAGCAGCAGTATCAGACGCTCCTTAAAGGCGCTACCGTGGAAGAATACCGCAAGAAGTTTCAATCTTCCGCATGGGGTCCGCAATCGCCTTCTCCTGTTGCTACTCCACAACGGGGGTAACAAATGGCTCATTCAACACTTAAACTTACTCCGGGCGTTGATGTCATCAAAACACCGACCTTAAACGAGGCGGCGCTTTCTTCGACGAATCTTATCCGATTTATGCCAGACCGAAACAATCTTGGTCTTGTTCAAAAATGGGGTGGTTGGGTAGCTTATTTGAATTATGCGTATACAGGTACAATCCGCGCCTTAAAAGGCTGGTCGGATTTAAACGCGCTAAACCATCTTGCGGTTGGAGCAGAAAATTCTTTAAGCATATTAAACATATCAGGATCAAACGTAAGTTTTCCAAGCGATATAACACCTCAAGTATTTACTACCGATACAGCGCCTAATTTTTCAACAACTGCGTACTCAAATGTTGTTTCAGTTATTGATTCTAATATCACAGCATCTGTTTTGGATTATGTAAATTATGTAACTCCTGTATCTGTAGGTGGTATGGTTTTAACGGGACCGTATAAAATACAAACCGCATCAGGTAATTCATATACAATATTTGCAAATTCTCTTGCTTCTTCTACTGTGTCCAATGGTGGTGCTTCATACACCTTTTCAGCAACTAGTGGTTCATCCATTGTAAAAGGGTATTTAGCAGACAATACATATGCACCCGGAGGAAATTTTTACGTGGGTGTACCCACATCGGTGGGAGGCTTAACTTTGTTTGGCCTTTACCTAATTATTGACACGCCAGCTACAAATGGGTCGTTAACCGCCGGTCAATTTACTTTTTCTGCTGCTAATACTGCATCATCCACTCAAGCCTCAGTTGCTATTAATGGCGGTCTTATCGACGCAACTTTTTACATTGCAATTGGCCCTCAACCGGCAGGAACGGGGTTTGGTATTGGCGGATTTGGACAGGGCGGTTTTGGCTCCGGAACAAGTCAACCGTCTGTTCCCGGAACACCTATAATGGCAACGGACTGGTCTTTGGATAACTTTGGTGAAAACTTGGTTGCCAACCCAACTGGCGGTGCTATTTATTCTTGGAGCCCAGAGGGCCAAACGCAAAATGCCCAAATTGTTGGACAATTTTCCCCATTAGTTAACGATGGCATATTCGTTGCTATGCCACAAAGACAAATTGTTGCTTGGGGATCATCATTTACTCTTCAACCCGATCCAATGCTAATTCGTTGGTCGGATGTTGAAGACTCAAGTACGTGGATCGGAACGGCAACCAATCAGGCTGGGTCGTACCGTATCCCTACAGGCTCTCAAATTGTTACTTGTTTGCAAGGACCGCAACAAGGTCTTATTTGGACTGACCTTGACGTGTGGGCTATGCAATATATTGGACCGCCGCTTGTTTATGGATTCAATAAAATTGGCTCCAACTGTGGCGCGATAAGCCGCAAGTGTGTTGGACAGCTTGGCAACGTAATCTATTGGATGTCGCAGAAACAATTCTTTGTAAATGCCGGAGATGGTCCCAAACCTCTTCCATGCCCGGTATGGGACGTAATTTTTCAAAATTTGCTGCCCGGCAACAATTACAATGGAATACCATATACGCAAAACATTCGGTGTGCGGTAAATTCTCAATTTAACGAAGTTATGTGGTTCTATCCATCGGTAAACGGCGTTGGAGAAAATGATTCATATGTTAAGTATAACACAGTTCTTAACCAATGGGATTTTGGGTCGGACACTTCTAGTTGTTCTGTTGGTCGTACTGCTTGGATTGACCAATCCGTCCTTGGCCCCCCAATTGGCAGTGGAACTGATAATTTCTTATATCAGCATGAAATAGGATATGATGCTGCCTCCGGAAGTTCGACTTTACCTATGCCTTCATCTATGCAGACTGGTTTTTTTAGCATTGCTGAAGGTGACCAAATTATGTTTGTTGACCAAATTTGGCCTGATATGAAATGGGGAACATACAGCGGCGACAAAAACGCTACGGTTTATATGACGTTGTATTGGACAAATTACGCTACTGACGCAACAGTTTCGACTGGGTCGTACTCTGGGGCTCCTAGCAATACAGTTTATTCTGATACGTTTCCAATGACGCAATCGACGGAATACATTTCCTGCCGAATTAGAGCGCGTTTGATTGCGATTAGTTTGTCATCTCAAGACACCGGAACATTCTGGCGGCTTGGCGGAATCCGTTATCGTGCAGCACCTGATGGGAAATACTAATGGCTAGTTTAGACGATATTCTGTCAACGCAAAAAAACGGGGTCATAGCCCTTAATACTATCGCAAACTATGATAAGTTGCGAACTGCATATTATGGCACTGTAAATACCAAAGAAATTGGCAGCGCAACAACTGTAACCAAAGTAATTAAAAGCACATATGGTTGGCTGGCTACGATTAGTGTCATTGCTGCCGGTTCAACCACTGGCTATATTTATGACACAAACAACTCATCTTTGACTACAGGGAATCGTATTTATGCAATTCCATCAACGTTAGGAATTGGTATATATCAAATTCAAATACCATTCGCGACTGGATTGACAATCATTACAGGGACCGGGTCTATTGTATCCTTGACATATACATAATGACCCCTATCAAAAAATTTGGTTTTAGTGTAGTTCTATGGAATTACGGAGGCGGCAATGGTTAAGGCAGTAGACAACGATGGTTATCCAACCCCTCCACAAGGGATGGTTGATTTTTATCAAAATCTTTTTGAAATGCTTGGGTTCAAAAACCCATACCG